GATCATTCTGCCGTTCTGGACCACACCATAACCGGCGCACTCCAGCATTCGATAACCATCCAATGGCGTAATTTGCTGGAAATCTAAATTGACACTGATTGGTGATCCGGTGTTTTGCTGTCCGGTCATGATCATGGTCAGTGCAGTCAGGTTGGCCTGCCCAAGTAACCAGGGCGGTAATCGTAATGTGAACAAGTCTCGGACAGAATAACCACGGGTTGTATCCAATAACACCTGGCCGGATTGCCAAATGATTGTCCCTGAATATACCAACTTGATCCGATATTTGATCGGAAATAATGGAGCTGAATCTTTGAAACGGACTATGATCTTATAATATTGACCCCAACAGGTATTTAAGAAGCTATCAGTTAAAGCCCAGGTGAACATGGTTGCCTCTGCACCTGAAGCTAATGATGATTCGATATAGGCTCCACCAGAGCTGCTGGAATCACCGGCATGTGGTGTACCTGTACTTGAATCTTCTCCCTCGATAATATGATCGAAATTAGCCGGATCGGTCCAATTTTGCCCAATCCATAAAACAAAAAGCCTCGAGGATGCATAAGTATTAAGTATTTCCAGGCGTGTGGGTCCAGGCAGATCTCCCAGCACATCTGCCGCCGCGATCTCGACCCAATTATCGTGATGGTTTGGGCTGGCGCCTCCTCCATCATCATGATTGAAGACCGTCAGTCCGGCCGTGTTATTGGTCCCATTTCCATTGCTCAGCGGCACCTGAACCTCATCCTTGGCATCCCAATAAGGCTTACGTTCGATGGTGATCATGGCTACTACAATGTAATGCCGCCAGGTGGATTCCAATCTGCTATCATAGATTACCTCTCCATCCAGGAGCTTCGACATCCAGGCGTTGCTGGAATTATCCACTTCATAATAGAACCGGGCCGCCTGGGCATCGTCTTTATGTCGTTTTGCATGCTCGAAAGCCAGCCGGATGGCATTGATCTTCGCGTGTAGATCGGCACTGGATGTTCCCTGGATCCGGACCTGGAATTGATCCGTGATGCTCTCCATGCCTTCATCGGCCGTTTCAGGATAAAATCCACCCACCACTTCATACCCGTCAGCTTGAAAATCCAGGGTGATCCCACCATAAACAATATACAGCTGCATGGTCATGTGTTGCGCCTTTCAAACTCTTCGGCTATATAGCGTGCCTGGCGGCGCATATCCTTTTCTTTCTCGGGCACAGCATATAGATTGATGGTTAATGGATTTGCAGCTGGCGGCAGCTGATTCTTATGATCAAACATTGCCATCCCTGCCCCTCCAAAGTTATCCACTCCCTTTAATTCCATCATTGGCAATTTGTAATTTGATAAATCAGACATCGCATCTGCAATAGGTGTGATATTGACATATTCATTCTCGTCCTCCCCGGCCAGGAACCATGTCGGTTTTCTCACCATCCCTTCGAAGCCGGTTGCTGCACCAATATAGGGTTCACCTTTATTCCAAACTCCACCGGGAATATTGGGGATCGCATCACCCGTCACGGTCACATTAATACCCACCTCATGCTGACCTGTGATTTTATCGAGCGCCAGGGCAGCATTATCCGCTGCAGTTGTCACACCCCCCACATCTGTCACAACTCCATTCATCATGGCTTCAAAACCGGCATAATCGCCTGGATGATTTCTCAGCCAATTGATTGCCTTATCTGTCGCCATCATCGCATTCATGGTCGCTTCATCGATCAATCCCCACTTCATAGCAATTTTTGCAAAGGCTGTCGAATCACTGAAACCCATCGCTGCCATTTCCTGCGCCAAAATCCCCAGGATGATACGCTTTGTATCTTCCTCATGGGCTGAGGCATTCTCATCATATTGCTTTTTTAGATCCGCATATGTACCTTTCAACTCTAAAACTTTTTCACCCAGGGGTTTATAACCATCATTGATCGCCTTATTGATTTCCCCTTGAATTTCACCCATTTTGGTATTCAGATCGCCTTGGGTCTCGGTAAATTTTTCCTCATTCGGTCCGAGAGTGCCATTGATATATTCATTCAATCTACTCAATTGCTTTATGGCAGTTTCTTGGGCAGTGGCCAATATTTCCGCTTGAGTGGCTGCATCTTTCATCTGGGTGGCATATTGTTCAATCAGCAAGTTGTTCTCTGCCGTACGTAATTCATCATCGAGTATGCCAGCAGCTGTTGCAACCCCATAAATTGACGTTGCCGCTATATCGAAGGTTTTAGGTATTCCGTCTGCGTTATCTTTAATTGCATCAATGGCACCTGCAACACCAAAATATTTCTGCCGTAATTCTTCCATTCTTTTAGGTGATAAACCCCCATGCCACAATGACCAAGTGAGGTCACCTATAAAGACAAGTATATTTGTGGCCTGTTTCAACCCTGAAATCCCAGCATTCAAACCGCCGAAGGCCTTATCCAAACCAGAGATTCCATCTTCAGCATGCTTGGACGCATCATAAGTGCCCATCAAAGTTTGTATTGTATCTACCAGAATTGGTATCAGGTCATTTCCAAGCGTATATTCCAATCCTTGAACCGCGTCTCCTAGGTCATCCATCGCCACTTCAAATTCACGGGAAGCCTCAATGCTTTCATCGGTAGCAATCATATTGTCAGAAATTGAAGCGGCCTGTTCTCTAAGAGCATCCCCACCCTTGGCTAAAATTGGAATAAGATCGCCAAAGGATCTTCCATATTTCTTAGTGGCTTCTTCCATGAAGGCTGATTTATCTGTGGCATTAACATATTCATCGGCTATTTGGGACAACTTATCGATGGATGGAGTAATACCTTTTCTATTCATTAAATCCAAGGCATTTGTGACGGTTCCAAGTTCAATGCCCCAATCATCGGAAACCTGGATAATCCTACTTGTCTCATCTGCCGATAAACCCGTAACCTGCATCATCTCACGTACCGTTTTGTTATATGCGACTAACTCTGTTATTGATTTCTTCGCTTCTAATCCAAATGCTCCTACTCCGGCTGTAACCAGGGTAATCGGGTTGGTCAGTAAGTTAAATGCAGAACCCAATGCTGGAACTTGTTTTTTGAGATTGTCAAATTGCATGTTTAGAGCCTTGAATACACCCCCTGCCTTCCCCGATGCATTCTCCATGATCTTTACGGCGCCCCCGACCTTGTTGCGTGCCTGTGCCAGGTCGCCGTCTAATTTATCCAGAGTGGCGCGTATGGGTACAAATGCTTCGCCGAGCTGTGATTCACTGGCCATGTTTTACCTTTTTTTGTTGATTTACCAGCTTGTTTATATCCACGTTTGCCGTCATCTCTTTGAACTCACGCCGTCTCTTTTCCAATTCTTTACCATGCAGTGGCTTGGCTGGCTTGGTATTCAAAAGAGCTTTGAGCGATGGTATCCACTTGGCGCGCATCATCGTGGCCATGCGCCAGGCCTGGACGATGTTCATCTGTTGGTTGCGCTCATCCCGCCAGATGGATGCTTCGATCGCCATGAGTACCTCCCGCGGCGTCATATCCCAGAATTCTGCCACGCCGATCCCGCAACGCAGCGCCTGTTTCAGGAGCCCCTCTATATAGAAGGACTCCTGTTTCAGTTTGGGTCCGTGCCATCCTCTTCTGCAACATCCTCTTCACTAGCTTTATAGCTGGCCACGGCCGCCACCGCCTCCATGACCGGGTTGATCGCTGCCATGAATCCCACTTCGTCGATGATATCGATGGCATCATTATTCGACACCGGCCGGCCACCCGAGCGTGCATCCATCCGGGCTGCTTCCATTCCATAGCGCAGCAGAGCTACCAGCTCGGTATAGCCGAGTGTATTGGCGACAAAACCGCGCATGATAGCCGAGATACTCTTGCCCAGCTGCTGCTCAGCATTGAGCAACGCCCGGGTGGTGAAGAGTAGGTAGACATCGCGGCCTTTAACGTGGATGACATTCTCACCACGCGCCGCCATCAGCTACCCACCTCTGTCCAGAACCCATCGACGGTAAACGATATGGATATGGTAGATTCACCCTGATCTGGAAAGGATTCGCTGATCGAGTCGATCTTGGCTTCGACCGTCTCAATCACGACGCTAGATTCCTCACGCGCCACCAAGATCATCTTACCATCACGGTTGGCGTTCTTGAGCGCCTTGTAGGCAGCATCATTCGGAACGTACAATGCATCCAGTGAGATCGTTGCCGAATAGCGCCCGGGCAGCACACGCTGAGCGCGGCTATCCTTGCTCGAGATACCGATCGTATCGGTCGACTCTTCGAGCGTCGCATCCCGTTGGCTGCCTACGATCGAGTAAGCCGGCACTCCCGGTGTTCCCGTGTTTGCCAAAATAAGTAGATCTGTTCCATTCATTGCCATTGTCTTACTCCTTCTGAGCCATAAGGCTCAAACTTATGATCCTACCGTAAAAATCTTTTTCATCGGCTACGATAGGTCCAGCACAATTCGAGATAACACATTGATACCCATTGATCGGCATCTTATACCTGTGCAACAATGCATACACCCGCTCAGCGATGGTTTCGATCACCACCGCCGATCCATCCGCATTCGCATAACAGCGCACGTCACGGGTCAGGCCCCGTCCAAGTGTGGTCTTGGTATCGAACGGTACTTGCGTCACTTCACCGGCCGTGACGATAAATGGCAAGCCGGTGTCACCTGGGGCAGGGTCGGTGGTGAATATCGCCGGTAATCCTTTGTAGGTTGCCAGCAATCCGGTCAGGGTTGCATCCCCTGCCAGCCGGTCATAGATCGCAGACGTGAGAATGCTCATGTCTCACCTTCAAGAATGACCAGGTCAGCGTCTACAAGTAAGTCATGCCAATCGCCGTCTTTAGTCGGGGATGTCTCTGTTTCCCAATCAGCCATGATACCAAAAACTGAGAAGCCAATGTCGAGCAAAGCATGCCTTTTTGCTTCATCGTAGGTCTGCCAAACAGAACCACCAAAGTACCCATCGCAGAGTCCTTTCTTCTGTGGGGTACTCTGTTCTGCGAAATATCGCAAATAACTCTCGGTATGACCAATGGTATAGATCATTTTCCACTCAGCAGTTTCAAGATCCTGGATGCATTCATAAATACCGCCGGTCGAAGGAATGGGTGCGCCGGCCATTTCTTCGTGCCTATCTCGATGTAGAAGCCATGACGCCTTGATGTGCTTGAAGGTCTCACCCCGACGTTGATCACCACTTCATTCGAATTGACGATCACTTCAAAGCTCAGTAAGCGTGCTACAAACTTGCTGCGGTAGGCTTCACCCCATTTTGGATCCTTGATCGCCAGCAGGCGCTGCCTGGCGTCATTTTCCACGAACTTACCCACGATCTCTCCATTCTCAGCCAGGTCGGAGATCAATTTTTTCTTGAATTC